CTTGTCAGCCATTTCATCAACAGCTTTACCAGCGCCACCAGCACCATCGCCCATATCAATCAGTTTGCGATTACTGATGCCAGCTTCGTCCGATAGACGCATCGTTTGTTGGGCGCTCCTTTTCAGATTTTCGTTATATGCGCCAAAGTTTTTATCTTCAGCAAGCGCTCCACCGATTTGATTTATAGCGAACCCAAGGAACTTGAACGGATTGACCAATGTCAGAATCTTGTCGCTCAAACTCCCTAGAGCAGTAACCGATTTTCCGACTGCTGGTGGCATGTTTTGTAGAGCTGAGTTGATGTTGAGAATTGAATGCAAAAGCGATTCCATCTTTGGAAGCAAGCCCTGACCGACCCTGATCTGTAAGTTCTTGAACTCTGCCGACAATGTTCGCTGGCTGTTAGCGAGCCCGTCGCTGGTGCGCATAAAGTCGCCCTGCGCGTCTTTGCTTTGCTTGTAGATTGCCGACTGCGCAGCAAGGATCTTCTGTTGAGCTGTGAGCGCTCCGGTCCCCTTGTAAATCCCAAGCTCCATCGCTTCTTGCTTGAGCGTCGCGTCATTGAGCAAAATGCCATAACGACGAATCGGTTCTGATTCTCCTCGAAGAGCTGCGCCGATAGCAAGAATCGCGTCCTCTGGTGTGGTGTTGTTGAACGATGCGAGGTCTGATGAAAGCGTCACGAAATCTGTTGTGAAGCCCGAAAGATCTTCTCCAGCTAGTCCAGCTGCTTTACCGAAGGTTCCAAAAACTCCTGCAGCATTGAGTACAGCGGTCTTTGATTGACCAATAGATGATGCTGCGGTTTCAGCAAAATCTTTTACAGATTTAGATGCCCGACCGAATACGACATCAACTTTTGATGTTGCTTCTTGAAAATCTGATGCAGCATCAATTGCTGGCTTGAGGACTTTGTTGAATGCCACAAAAGCGGTAGTCGCTGGGACGATTGATTTAGACAGAAGAAAGCCCATTTTTTCGCTCGTGGTCCCAAGCTCTGAAAACTTTTTCGTTGCGTCCTTGACTCCCTTGTCAGCGAATTCCGAGATAATTGGGATGCGAATTGCCATTACGGGGTGCTCCTAAAGATTGCTTGCTGAAGTTTTCGCTCGACCATTTTGGTGATGACATCTATATTGCGCGCAATGAGAACTTCGTTTCCTTCGGCTGCTGGATACATTGTGCGCGAAGCTTTAGAAGTTCGGTCTAAGTTCTCTATAAGAGTGTTACGCCAAGGATATGGATTTCCGTTTCTGACCTGATAATTCCTTGATCTTCCACCGCGACCAGCCATGTCAAATACAATTCCAGCTGGGTTCTTCTGCTCCACAATGAAAGTTCCCACCGACTCGTATTGCAAGCCTTTTTCGATGTTTCGTTTTCTGGCGTTTCTTGTGTCTATTTTGACATTGATACCAGTATTTGCCATCGCTTTATTCCAAGGGAAGATGTGTCGCCATTTGCGATTGAAACCAGATAGTGGTGCGGTTCCGGGAATGTTCCCTCGAGCGTCAGAAATTACGGGTTGCATGATTGCGCGAAAGTCTTTAGTGATTTCACGCCTGAGCGATGGATTCAGACTGTTGATGTGTTTGAGATCTCGCTTTATGTCCCTGACCGTAATGCTGCTCTGAATTGCCATGTCATCACTTCCTGTTTCTTTCCTCTAACACAGTAGTGACAGTGAGCAGGTCGGCGGTGTCAAACTCTTCTTCGTAAAAGCGCGGAGCCCATGAAAGAGCAACTAGCAATTCTGCTAGGAGCCTTCGGTGAGTTCCGCGTGGGTAGGGTTTTCTATTTCCTCAGCGCTCACTTCTACCGAGTCAAGCTTGGCAATGAACTTGTCAAACTCTCCCGGCACAACGATCTTCGCCTGCTTGCATGCTTCCCACGCTAAGAACGCGAGATCCTCAACACCGATACCGTTCGCCATGTCTGACGCTTTACGCTTGAACCTTCGTTCCCATGCAACCAATGTGACAAGGTTGGTCGTCACTTCGTATGGGTCTTTGCCTTCTTCTGTCACCTTTAGGTGCAGTTTCATTTCTTCTCGCTTTCGTGTCGGACCGATGTGCGGTCAGATTATGGGGTCACATCGGTGGTATAGATACCACCGTTGAATGTCACGCTGATGGTGCCTAAAGCGCCGAGCGCGTTTACTACTGGCAAAGTTCCCAAGAATGCACCAGTCAGCGTCATTTTTGGGTTAGTTGCCGATTCGGTTCCTGATGCTGGTTGCACAACCACTGTCGTCGTATTGCCCACTAATGAGATCAATGTTGCCCAAGTTTCGGTCGCAGCAAAGCTCGCATAGAAGTCGAGGGTAATTGAGTGTGAGCCAAGTCCCGAGACATACTTTCGGTTGTTGTCTCCGAATGCGGTTGCTTCGAGCTGGTCGTAGTTGATGTTTACGGTCGCGCCTGTGCATTGATCGGTGAGATCAATTGCGTTCACTGTCGTGACTGGATTTGAGAGGTATGTGCTAGTTGGCATGGTTACTCCTTGGATGCTTTCTTTAGTTTAGTTTTAGCAGGTTTTTGTTCTTCGGTGGTTGATACCTCTTGCTCGACGATAAAGCCACCAGCCAGAAGCGCGCCGACATTAATGCCAGCCTTTGGTTCGTACAGCTCACCAATCTTGCCAAGCTTCTCAGACGCGATCACAAAGCTCATGAGGTCTGCGCCTGTACTTCAATCATCATTTCGTATGCCGGAAGGACTACACCGCCGACATCAACGCTGGTCGGCGAGCCTGAAGTGGCTCCGACATTTGCGGTCATTACAGCTGCAGCCATGTTCAAGATGTTACCAAGTGCGTCGCTGTTGCCCGGACCCATTGAGATGATCTGGACAGGGAAGGTCATTTTGGCGATGTTGTAGTTCCACATTGTGAATGATGGCGCTGAGATAAAGACACACGGTGGACGGAGATTGCGTGGGTCCGTGACCACTTGCAAGCCAGTTGCGGTTGCCAGTTTCGTTCCCAATGCGCTCATCGCATTGTTAAATAGATCGGTGTAATTGGAGACGGTCATGCGCAGGCTGGGCGATCAATGCCGAGAAGTTGTTTGATCTGTCCGTTCATTCCAGCTACTGGAGTCTGACCCATGTCCTGATATGAACTAAAAACATCGACGGTCCCACGGCTCTTGTACAACATTCCTGCATACATCACGGTTCCGAGATACACATCTTGCGATGGCACTGTGGTCAGCGAGTCAATGTACCCAGCTTCTTGTCGTCTGCGATAGCAAAAGATGTTCGCTGCAGCTGCACAAGTCGTTACAAAAGCCTGATCGCCAGCTGTCGCAACGGAGATGCCCAGCCAGTCGAGCACATTTTGCTGTGTGATCCATGTGCATGTCTGCGTGTATGTGACTGTGCCGGTCGCAGCTACACGCGAGACATTGTTTGCAGTTTTGGCGTAAAGCACCTGATTTTGCACAGGCACTTCGTAGTCGTACAGCAGATCGCCTTCGGTATCAATGCCAATGTACAGATATTGTGGCAATGCGCGAACGACAAGATTGCTGCCGTTGAATGCTGCATCTACTGACGCGACCGTAATTGACTCGCCGACTGCAATCTCGCTGGGGGTCAGGAGTTGCAGTACGGCGTAGTTGTCAATCAGATACTTTTGGGTAACGCTGTAAACAGCCATGAGCGGATGCTCCGCTCTCGACTAAGCCTGAGTGATCTTGCGGATCATTCCACCGATTGCAGCGAAGGTTGAAACATAGCCGTGGAAACTCATGGTGCGACCCAAAAGGCTAGGATTCTCGATGCTCATTAGCCCACGAATTGACTCGTAGTACTCGAACGCATCGCCTTGACCTTGACCAACACGGGTGATGATCATGGTCTTTGCAGCAAAGTTGCTGTCTACTACCAACTGCAATCCGAGTGGGTTGCCGTTCCAAGATGATGCAGCTTGTGAACCGAGTGCGTTCATGCCGGACAATCCGTTTGCGATCAACGGGAACACTGGTCGTCCGTCTGTGCCGATGAGCTGTCCGAGCTGAGCCCAAACATCGACTGACACGAACATGTGAGTAGGCAACCAGTTGCGTCCACTTGAGATGTCATTTGCTGCGTCGTACACGCTCTTGAGTAGGTCGGTTACTGTTCCGTCCCATACGCCTGATGCGTTTGCTGCGGCAAGCAAGTTGTCTGCTGCAAGGTTGTCCGATGCGATCATGTACTCACCCATGAGGTCGTTCAAGATCAACTGCATTGCTGCTGGGTTTGTGAAGTCGATGTCCTGTTGTGACAGTGTGACTTGTCCTGCAAGCGTGGTCTTTGCAACTGAGTTAGATGCGATCACCATGGTGGTTGCAGATACTGCCGACAATTCTGTTGATTGTGAAGCAACGCTGGTGTGCGTGGTGATGGTTGGACGAATAAAAGTCTTTGACTGTCCACCGTCTGGGAAAGCGCGAGCACCAAGAACATCAACTACTGGGCGCAAGAAGTTCAAGTCCTGAACCAATGGTCCAAGAACTGGAACTGGCAAAAGACCCGGAGTATCTGTGGTCAATACATCGCCAGCTGCTGCTTGCAACGCTGTTTTCTTTGATGCGCTGTATTCTGCGACTGCTTTGTTCATGTTTGCAAAAGTGTCTCCACCGATGTGATATGCAGCCATGAACTCGCCTGCGCTCGGCACGACAAACTCTTTTTTAGCTTGTGCGAAAATTGGTGCAGTTGGGATTGTTGCCTCGACTGCTGGTGCGGTTACTTCTTGCATTGGTTGCTCCTGTTCTGGGATTACTTCTTGATTATTGCTTACTTCTTCTTCTGGTTGGTGGATACTCGCAGCGACTTTTGTGATATTAGCCATGTCGCCGAATGCGCCGATTGGGACAAGCGAAAGCTCCATCCAGTCTGCAGCTTCAATGACCATGGTTCCATCTTCGTCATACGAGAACTTTGTTGGATTTACACCGACAGAAACTTGGTCAATTGTGCCATCGGCAGCCATGACTAGCGCGTCGTTGCCGAGTGTGGTTGCGCTGATTTTGGCGCTGAAAAGCATTCCTTCTGGGGTGTCCACACGCTCAGTCACAACTCCGACTGGCTGGCTTGCGTCATGGTACATAAACAGTCTCGGGGATTTTCCTTCAACTGGCAATGAGCCCGGACGGAAGATCACAGCTGTTCCATCGGAAACTATTGCTGGCACATTGTATGGCGCTGCCATTCCCGAGATCGAGCGTCGTGGTTGATCGCCTTGTGCAGCGTCAAGTGTAAAGTCTCCTGCAATTAGTTTGATCATCGGTTCGCCAATCTTTCCTGAGTGTTTTCTTCTACTGATTCATCTTCACGATCAGCCATGTAGTTCTCTTCTAAGTATCCTTCTGCGTCGTATTCTACATAAGTTCCGTTCGGCAGTATGGAATTGAGCGAGAACGCTTCTGCGATTGCTTCTGCATAAAGTTTGACGCCGAAAATATACAAGTCTGCGCGCGCTTGCTGTGATGACTGGTAGCTGTAGGAGCCTGTGCTCACTCCGACTAAATATGGCGGAACATTTCCGAGACGCGCCATTTCCAACGCAGAATAGTTAGCGGATTCAATGAGAAGCATTTTGTCTGGGCTCATCGTGGTTGCTTCATACGAAAGAAACTCATTGAGCGCTGCAGTCTGGTTTGTTGCTCGAGCAGCGTTGAAAGATGCTGCAAGATCTGCGAGCTCTTGTGCGCTAAGCGGTTCTCCGCCAGTCTGCTTGAGAATGCCAGCAGGGATTGATGAACTTGCGTTCCTATTGCGCGCTGCTTCTACTTTGAGCGCGGTTTCTACAGCTGAGACGCTGGTATATATCAA